GCGGCTGCGTGAGACTACGCATATGTATCAAGTGGACTGCGAACTGAAGATGAAGTGTGCCGACCGCATCGAAGAACTGGAAGCCAAACTGGCGAAGGCGGTAGAGTTCCTTCAAGACCAGACGGGGGCTGAGTGGCCGTATGATGAAGACGCCAAGCGCATCCTCGCAGAACTGACAGGAGGCAAGGATGGCTAACAACACATGGCACTATCAACTGATGTATCACAAAGTTGACATGAAAAGTTTTGTCGATGGTGGCTACTACGCAATCCACGAATACTACCCAAGCGAAGACGGTGATGGATGGACAGAGCAGCCTATCCCGGTGGATGGCGTGAGCGTGGAAGAAGTTAAGCAGGTGTTGCAGATGATGTTAGAAGACATAGAGAGACATGGAGTGAAAGACTATGACTAAAGGTGAATACAGAATTGGGATTAACTTCAATCCTAGCGATGATGATCTTGTAGGTCAGATCAAACGACAGGCTGCTGATCTAATCGACTTAATCGACACTATCCCTGAACCTAAAGAAGCACAGTGGGGCGGTGAGATAGTTCGACTTAAGGCACAAGCACAGCGTGAACTTGAGGGTGCAACTATGTGGGCTGTTAAGGCTGCAACAAAGCCTCGCATGGAGTGAAAGACTATGAGTAAGATCGAAGTAACACTTATTGATTGCATGGGGTCTGACCTGTCTGTCGTTAATGCAGCACGGGTTAGCTTCGGTAAGAAGTCTGAGTGGGTGTGGGAAGAGTTTGATGGTAAGGTAATCTATAAGGATAGCTACGCCCGTCTGTCTGAGCGTGACACTAAGCTGATTCACTACCTAGCCAAGCACAAACACCTATCACCCTTTGGCCATGCCTTTGCGTCCTTCCATGTGAAAGCGCCAATCTTCGTAGCACGACAGCTAGTGAAGCATAAGTTCCTGCGGTGGAATGAGATCAGCAGACGCTATGTGGATGAAGAGCCTGAGTTCTATGTTCCAGATGTCTGGCGTGGACGTAGTGCTGACAAGAAGCAGGGGAGTGATGGTGTATGGCAACCTGACTATGCTATGTTAGATGATGCTATGGGTAGGGTTAAAGACCTATACGATCAGATGGTCTATGATGGTTGCGCCCCTGAGCAAGCCCGTATGGTTCTCCCACAGTCTACTATGACAGAGTGGTATTGGTCTGGTAGTCTTGATGCCTTTGCAAGTATGTGTAAGCTACGCTGTGCCTCTGACACACAGTATGAAACACGGATTGTAGCTGACCAGATTAGTGAACAGATGAAAGAACTATTCCCTATATCATGGGAAGCTCTTATGGAGATGTCTAATGACTAAAACAATAACACCCGTCAAGGTTTTAGCGGATTTACTTGACCCTACCAGTGGAAGCTATGATGCTCTGTTGCTTTTAACGATTGAGATTGAAAACGGGGTGCTAACCCTTGGTTCATACAATGGCCCAGACCTTTGGAGAGCATACCTTCAAGATTTGACAGGAGAAACTAATGGAACTGATTGATTGGTTGGTCGTTGGAGCTTTAGTCATGTCGTTGATTAATACAGTAGCGATTATGGGCTTAGGTAAGCAGCATGAAGACCTAAAGAGAACTATTGATCATCTGATAGTTAATGCGATGATTATTACGGAGCTTTTAAGCCGAGAGGATCAAGAAAATAATGCAGATGAATGAGATTGTAACAATGTGTGAGCGGTTAGCCCGAAAGTTTAATCGGCCCCATCATTACGAAGATATGGTCAGTGAGGGAGTTCTGAAGGTCTACGATCTCTTGGACAAGAACCCTGAGACACATCCTGCTAACCTGTATCGTGAAGCAAAGCGCAGGATGCACGACTACATCAACTTCGATTGTAATGGTCTGTCTGTTCCTGCCTCAAACACTGCTAGAGGGCTGTCTAGGACTGACGAGGTAGTCAAGGGTAGCTCATGGTCAGAAGAGGCTGTAGAGGGCTTACGGGCTGTCTTATCGGCTGAGTGGGGAGAGTATGATGACGACATGACAGATGGTAACCATGCGACCCCTGAGGAGATCCTGATTGATAAGCAGACGAACCAGTCTCTTACGAATATCATCAACAAGGTCTTGACTGAGGATGAAGCTGAACTTGTGATCCTTCGATACTTTGAAGATGCGACACAAGAAGAGGTTGCTGATGTCTTTGGTCTAACGCAACAAGGTGCAGCACTACGAGAGAAAAAGGCACTCAGGAAGCTAAAGTTTCATGTCTGTAACAATTTGTGACTTGTGGAATCAAGTCTGAGGTTCCTATAAGCAAGTGTCCCCCTAACGTAAGTTTTGATCGTAAGTATAATAATAATTACTTAAGATTAAACTAAAGAGGAAACGTAAGTATGGAAGTAGGTCATCAACCTTGTCCATTCGTCGATTGCGGAAGTAGTGACGCTTTTAGTTACAATACCGTGTTGATGGCAGGCAAGTGTCATTCATGTGATCGTGGGTATCCTAGTCGAGACAAGACTTTCGAGTGGGCAACAGACAAATACCCTACCAGTGGAAATAAGGAGTTCGATATTTTGTCGTTTACACCGAAGGCAATCAAACCTGAGTCCCCCGACAGTGGAAATTGGGTAGAGATGCGTGGGATCAAACCCCTCACGATGGAAAAGTTCGTAGTCAAGACATACGATGACCGTCAAGAATATGTATACCCTAGCGGGGGAATTAAGGTTCGCCGTTTAGACGAGAAGCAGTTCTACGCCAAGAATGGTTTCAAGGGTGATGAACTCTTCGGTATGAACCTGTTCCCTGCGGGTAGTGCCAAGAAGGTTACTGTCACTGAGGGTGAGTTAGATGCACTGTCTGTGTATCAGATGATGGATCACCGCTACATCAACCCTGTCGTCTCTCTTCCGTCAGCGACACCATCAAAGAAGCTATGGGAGAAATGTGCTGATTGGCTAAACTCATTTGATCAGATTGTCTTGTCTGTTGATAATGATGAAGCAGGTAATGCTCTTGCTAGTCGTATGGCAAAGCTGTTCCCTAACAAGGTCTATCGTGTAGATCATGGGGACTACAAGGATGCCAATGATTTCTTGCAGGCAGGTAAACAGAAGGAGTTTATGTCAGCTTGGTGGGGCGCACAGAAGTATGTCCCTGAAAACATTCTGAACACTACTGAACAGTTCTTGTCGTTGTATCGTGATACGCCTGAGCATCAGTATGTGCCTACAGGTATCCAAGCACTAGACGACAAGATCTTGGGTCTGATGCAAGGTCACTTCACAGTTATCAAAGCGCCTACAGGTATCGGTAAGACTGAGGTCATGCGCTATCTGGAATACAATATGCTACAGCGTAAGATCCCTATTGCTGCATGGCACTTGGAAGAAACTAAACTAAGGAGTTTACTTGGTCTTGTGTCGTATCACCTGAACGACAACCTGACACGCCGTGACTTGATTGACGATAAGCAAGCGGAAGAACTTGTAGTCGATGCTATCCAAGAACTAACCAAGGACGAGCTATTCTATCAGTTCTACCTAGGTGATGGTCAAGGTGCTGACGATTTGATCGACCAGATCAGGTTCTTCAGTCAGGCAGCAGGTTGTAAGTTTGTGTTCTTCGAGCCTATCCAAGATGTGGTTGTAGGAACGTCAGAGGAAAGCAAAGAGGCTATGTTGGCTGACCTGTCTATCCGTCTGTCCAAACTTGCAGCAGAGCTAAACGTGGGTATCGTGACGATTGCTCATACTAACGAGAATGGCGACCCTAAGTATTGTAAGATGATTGGTCAACGTGCATCAGTCATTATCAATCTGGATCGTGACAAGGAAGCTGAAGACTTTGAGGAACGCAATACGACATATCTGCGGGTAGAGAAGAACCGTCCCTGCTCAGAGGAAGGCCCTGCGGGTCGTATGCGCTTTAACTCAGACACCTTCACACTACGAGAGGTAATATGACAGTATTCGATATTGAAACTGACGGACTGCTTGACGAGCTATCGAAGATCCATGTTCTGTCGTGGTCTAACGATGGTGGCAAGACAGTCAAGTCAACAGGCGACTACGAGGAAATGAAGTATGTGCTTCTGAACAGTGACACACTGATTGGACACAACATCATCCGCTTCGATATCCCTGCTATTGAGAAGGTATTGGGTATCAAGGTAACAGCCCGTCTGATCGACACTTTGGCTATCTCTTGGTATGTCAACCATCAACGTCCTAAGCATGGCCTAGAGGGCTA